AAGATTAAGTTTATTCCTTCTTTGGCAACATCCGGAACCGCAAAGCTGCACTATATTCCCGAAGCTCAACAGTTTGATGCGGGGTCGACCAGCGCAACGATTGTCAGCCTTGCTCCTCAAATCGCAAAAGGCTACGAAGAGTATTTGGTGGTAGATGCCGCCATCAAATGCTTGATGAAGGAAGAGTCCAACACTCAGCCTCACATGATCTACAAAGAGCAATTGCGCAAACGGCTTGAGGCGGCATCCGCAAATAGAGACGCGGGCGAGTCTTCCAAAATTACCGACGTCAGAACTGGCGTCTACCTTGACGACCACATCAACTACAAGAGCTACTGATGGTCGAGGTTGAAAGATATAGAACCCAAGACTACGACCTGAACAGGGTTCAGGACAAGGTAGAGCTGTTTGCAAGCGAGCTTCAGCAATCAGGCATCATTGCGGGCCGGTTGTTTGAGGACATCGAGGTAACCCGCAGCGAAACCTTTCGCGTGTACCATGGACTCAACAGAAAGCCCAAGGGGTACATCGTTGTGTCCACCACAGTGGCGGGCACTGTTATCATCAAGAACGAAGAAAACGTTGACCCTAAAAACTACCTGCCACTGCAAATGGCGGCAAACTCAATCATTAGCTTGTGGGTGTTTTGATGGCTCTGCAAAAGAAGACATTGTCGTTCCCGCTGGCAAAGGGCATAAACGAAAAGGCGTCAGAGCCTTCTCTTGGCATTGATTCGCTCAAGGCTGCGGACAATGTTCATTTCGAGAAAACAGGTCAACTAAGAAAGCGCGGCGGGTTTGTCCTGACAAACAGTGCGCGAAACTACGTTGCAGCAGGGACCGGAGGATCAGTTGGTGACTCGGGCTCTATCTCCTCTGGTGTTGGCATTGTTCAGTATCAAAACGAGACACTGGTATTTGATGGCAACCGGGCGTACTCAAAGATAACCGCCCCTCCAACAACAAACGTCTTGGTGGATAAGGGCACCTTTGTGCCGATGACGGTGGAGAACAAGGTAAAGCGCCGAATCCCAGACCGTCGCCAGGGCAATGCGCAGATAGCAGAAGCAAACGGTATTAGGGTTTATGTCTGGGCTGAGTACCAGTTTTATCCAACAACGGGCGCACAGTACCAGGTAAGATATGATGCCGAAGATATAGACACCGGCACCATCATACAGTCAAACAAACTTTTGGCTGGTTACGACATAGCAATCACGGGCAGTAACAGGCTTTATGACATCCCCAGGCCTCAATGCCTTGCAGTCTCAAATCGAATATTCTTTATCTATCAAGACCCATCGACCAACAAGATAACGTACAGAAGCATTGACTGCACGTCGTCGACAACAGTAGCGCAAGGAAAGACGGCGGGCGCATCGCTGCAAGACACCAGCGGTGGCTCTGGTGTAGACATCGCCTTGGACGCAACTTATCCGATATTCTCCGTTGATACCGCCGGGACGCAAACAATCGCAAACGGCGGCGTCTTGGCTTATTTCACAGGGTCGGCGTTTAAGGTTCAGTACCTGGAGGTCTCAGGGACCGCTCTTAACGGAACAACCGTCGCCACGGTAAGTGTTACAGCCGCCTTTGCTCAATATGTAAAGGGTGACGACACAGTCTTGCCGAGCGAGATATTTGTTAAAACCCTGAGCGACAGCGCAGCGTCCGGTACCGTTGCCATTGTGTTTGGATGCACTGCTGTTGTGAGTGGTGTCGCAAAAGTTCATATAACCCTGTTAAGCGACAACTTGGCAAACCAGGTAAGCCTCACCGATGATACGGATGACGCCTTTCAGACGGGAGAAAACATATTTCTTCTTGCAGGAACAGCGGGAACGCTGACTGATGGGGCAACTGACATTTACGTGCCCGTATCGCTGGTGAAAGGAGCATCCACATCTGTAGCAGAGGCGGGGGCAAACGACAGGGTGCCGACCCACTGGTCCAGAATTTACAAGATATCCATAAACAGCAGAACGGTTTCATCGATATCTTCTTCGTCTATATCTGTGCATAAAGACGCACTGAGCTATTGTTCAACGATTACATCGGATGCGTTCAGGGTCGGCTCCAGTCTTTACTTTGCAATGTCGGTGGTTAACGACAATCTTTTGGGCGAGGACATCTTGCCTGACTTCAGGCTTAAAAGAGGCCTGTCCAATACGCTCGCTGTTGTAAATCACAATGGGGAGATTATTGGTGCAACAAAGATGGGGCAATGTGCAACTTGTGTGACGTCGGAGTATGTGACTCTAAATCCTGCCCAGTACACTTTTGTTGATGACGGTGTTTCTCCTCAGTCTAACCGCAGGCTTTGGTTTGGAATCCAAAGGGTTGTAAGCGATGTTTCTAACGGAAAATATAGATTTGGAGCATCTCGTTTTGCGGGGTACATCAACACGTCTAAAGACGTTGCGGCAACCACGCACAACTATGACCCTGACACCATCTTTGGCATTAGTTTGGTCACTTGCGACTTCGACCCAGATCGAGCCATTGCAAGCGCTGACGCAGACGGCTCGCTTGTTTTAACAGGCGGGGTCTTGCATGGGTATGATGGGGATAGAATCTTTGAGAACGACTTTGTTGTTTCGCCCAGCATATCTCGCCTTGTTCAATCAGGGGCATCGGCAAACACCTACGTTGCGGGCGGAACAGTTCGAGGGTTCACGAACGGTTTAGTTCTAAAGTACTCGGTCGTCTACGAATGGGGCGATAGCAACGGAAATATCTATCGCTCTGCCCCAGCTCCTTTCAATGAGGTCACCATCGCGACAGGCGGAGTAAAAACCGTAGGCACCGTTACTGGAGGCAGCGGGTATGTAAACGGCACATATGACGTGACGATGGGCGGCGGGAGCGGAACGGGTGCAGTTTTTAATATAACCGTTTCTGGTGGAGCTGTTCAGTCTGTAAACAGCATCGTTTCTCAAGGGTCAGGATACTCAAACAGCGAAACTCTTACTTTCCCGTCAGGATCAAGTGGATCTGTCCCCATTAGCGCTGTCTACAACACAAACCGCGTCTTGGTTTACGTAAGGCCGCTTCCCCCTGCACTAACAAGAAAGGGCGGAATTACTGAATCTTACCAAATTAGTGGTTCGACTCGTACGCCAACGGGCAAGGGCGTAAACATGATTGTTTACCGCACCGAGAGCAATGGGAATATTTTTTATGAGGTTGGGTCTATTCCTATTCTTAACGAAATTGGAGCGCGGGACGAGCTTGGCTTTATTGACATGCCCCCGGACCACGCTAACGTGGTAAACGCAGAGCCCCTGTACACCACCGATGGAACAGCCCAATCAGGATGCTTTGGGTCTTGCACTGACTTAGTGAAACACCAGAACAAGGTATTTGCAGCGGCGATTGACGATAACGTCTATATGTCCGTCCCTCTGACAGATGGTGAAGCTGTCAGGTTTCCTGCCGACACGTCCGAGTTTCAAATCAACTTCCCAGGCGACGCATCAAAGCTAACGGCCATCGAGGGCAACCTTGACCACTTCGTCATGTTCACCGAAGACAATGGCTTCTTTGTGTCGGGGAGAGGGCCTGACAGGCTCGGTGCAGGCGCGTTTCCTGCTCCTCGACTGTTTGCATCGGGGCAAGGCGCAAAGCCAGGAGCGGCCCACACAGACTCTCCTGTGGGCATATTCTACCAAGGGGAGCGAGGCATCTATCTGGTCGGAAGAGATATGAGCATCAACTACATTGGTGCTTCGGTCGAAGACAGAACCAGCAAACTGGCCGTTAACATGTTGCGCCATGATCCCACCAACGAGGTGAGGATTATGCTGTCGAACGCCGGAACGTCGTCAGGCTCTGACCAGTACCTTATCTACAACTACTACTTTCAGCAGTGGAGCAGGTACACCATTGCATACACGTCATCCGCTCACCAGATAGCAGAAGTCTACAACGGGTCTAGCTTTCAAAGGCTGACGGCAGATGGCAAGCAGTGGGAACAATCCACAACGGTGTTTCAGGACAACAGCACAAACTACGATATGGTTGTCGACACCGGGTTTATCTCTCCCTCAGGCATACTGAAGAAGGACAGGGTGTACAGGTTTATGTACCTGGGCGAGTACATGGGAGCGCATGAGGCAGAGGCGCAAATCTACGTGGACTACAAGACGGGCGACGAGGCGTCACCCACCCTAAACATAACTCAAGCACCGAGTGACATTTACCTGTATCGGGTACACATGCCCAGCCAGAAGAACAGGGCAATAAGAATTAAGCTTGTTCTAAGCGGCTCCACTGAGGCGGCTCGCCTTAACGGCATTGCCTTTGAGGTTGGAATTAGGCCTGAGTCAACAAACTTTAAAACATCTCAAGACAGGACTTACTGATGTCTAGCGTAGCCCCATTTGTGACCCAAATGCTGCGTCAACAAGCAGCAGCAGAAGAGCAGCGCCGCATGGTGAAAGATGCGGTGGCCGGCCAAGCGGCTTCTTCCATTATGAGACAAATCGCCATGGGGGAGATACAGCAAGAAATGGCAAGAGAGGCCAGGACCGGCAGGGCGCTTGAGGCCGCTGCCGGGGCAGAGTCCAGAAGAAGTGTTTCAAAATCTCGGCTTGAGGCGCAAAAAGAACTTGATGAGAAGCAAAAGCTTTTAGGTCTCATTGGTGGAGCGGCCGATGCGGCAGGGGCACTGGGGGCGTATTTTATAGAAAAGAACGCCATGGACAAAGCTCAGGCCGAAGCTGCCTTTCAGAAAAGAATGGACCTGTCGGCAATGAATCCTCAGGTTGATGACATGTCCCAGTTTAATCCAGAGGACCTTGAGGCTCTTCGGGCTATGTCTGTAAGGGCCGAAGCAGAAGAGCTTGAAAAATTAAGAAAAAAGTCTAAGCCGGTGATGGGCGACTTTATTGCTCCGGGGGTGAGTTATGGATGATGAATCAATCTTTAATTATCTTGATACCGACCCCACCGACGAAGAAACCTTGCAGGCGGGCAGGGAGGTTCGAGACGAATATAGGGCCGCTGTTGAAGCAAGCGGGGGAGACCCCGACAGTTTTTATAACAGGATGTCTGACGATTATTACCGCAGAAAAAAACAGGAACGCGCTGCCGAGTTAGGACGAGGCTCGGCAAGAGAGAGGGCCGGACTAGAGGGCGATAAGCTTTTTGATTACGCATCTCGGCTAGCAGATATTGCTGAGGGAAAAAGAAAGACTCAAGGGCAAATCGATGCAGAGAGGGCGCTCCGAATTTTAACTGGCGCGCAGCGAGGAATGGCTGCATCTAGCACCGGGTTTGACGTTGCTCAAAGCCTTCAGCAGGGAGAGCGAGCAGCGCAAAGGGCAGAGCTTGAGGGCGAGGCGCAGATTGGCGCAGCGGCCAAATTGGCTCAACAGCAAGCGGGCGCAAGCCTGGAACAACTCTTAATTGCGGGCGAGCAAAGGGCTGCCGACAAGGCAATGGCCATGGCTCAGATACAGCAGCAAGTAGCTGCGGCGGAAAGCTCTATGTTTGGCGACGTTCTTAGCGGTATATTCGGCGCCGTAGGAGCAATCGCTGGTGGTGCTCTCGGAGGTCCTGCCGGAGCCGCTGCTGGCGGAGCCGGCGGCAGAGCATTTGGCGGAGCAGTAGGCAGATTTTCTGCGTAGGAGATAGAGATGGCTTTGGGTGGAATAGGCGATGCTTTTACAAGCGCTGGAGAAACTGCCAGTCGTGCGGCCGGAGAGGCCGGTAAAAAGCTTGAAGAGTTTTACGAGCAAAGACGACGGGGCCAAAGTGTTGACCCGATAGACAAGCTTTCGTCGATGTCCGGGGATGCCTTCAGGGTTCAGGCAATGTCTTTTGCAAAGATGTATCCCGACAGGGCCGATGAGTTTAAAGAGTACGCCAAGCAGGGCTATGTCGATAAGCCGGGGCTCATGAGCATGGAGTCTCCGGAGGTAATAGAGCAAACATTGTCAGGCGCAGGGGCAATGAGCACCGAGCCCAAAACGACCGGGTCCGCCTTTGCAGACATGCCCATTCAAGAAACGCAACCGTCTGGCCCATCTGCGCTAGACATTGTTCGAGGGAATATATTCAGAACAAGAAAAGAGCTAGAGACTGCCACGGGTGACGCAGCAAAGGCCCTTAGGGCTCAAGAAAAAACTCTAATCGCGCAAGAAAAACAAATTGCGACTGAGCGTCAAAAGATTGCCGACGAGGCAAGCAGAAGGGCACGCGCTCTTGAGATTATGCAATCCCGCCATCAGGGGGCAACAGAGCGAGCAGAGAGAAACATCGCAGACGCAGAGCGCATGGTTCTTAACTACGAGATTGACCCAAACCGTGCGTTTAAGACAACGGGCTCTCGACTGGCATCTGCCGTCGCAATTGCCATGAGTGCCTTTGGGCAAGGCGTGTCAGGCCGAGGCGGCCCAAACACTGCGTATAAGATTATCAACGACGCAATCAATCGAGACGTCGACATCCAGAAAGAGGAGCTTCGAACGCGCAAAGACGTGTTGCGAAACAAGAACAACCTCTATGCGCAAATGCTTAATAGGTTTGGGTCAGAACGCTCTGCTGAGCTAGCAACGCAGCAGGCTGGCATTGCGGCTGCGGTTCAAGGGCTAGAGGCGCTCAAGGCTGTACACAAGAGCGAAAATGCCCAACTAAACATTGATCAACAGATAGCCGAACTTCAGGCAACCGGGGCAAAAGCAAAAACACAATTGCTGCAACTGGAAGGCCAGCTGGCTCTTGCTGAGACCCGAATGGCCGGCAAAGGTGGCGGTGGCGGTAAAAAAGAAAGCTCTGCGGCAAAGTTGGAAATGGCAAAAGCGCAGGTTAAAGAGCTTGCTGCTGCCTTTGAGAACGTTGATTGGGCCGAAGGTCTTACGGGGTCTTTTCTTAGGGCTGTCTTTGGAGAATCAGCGGTTTCTGCTTTTGCGAGTAAAGATGCAACGATTTACGAAAACTTAAGAACTATCACTGCCAAATTTATTACAAACGCAACTGACGGCGGTCGCCCGACAGATAAAGACTTTGCTGTTCTTCTGGCTCTCATTCCTCCCGGCATCACAAACAAAGAGAAGGGCAGACTGATGATTGAAGAACTAAATGGAGTCCTAGAAAGAGCATCATCCGCCGGAGGAATGACCCAGGGTTTTCTGGAGCAATACGGAAACACTAAAGGCATCGATGCTAAAAAAGAACTTCAATTCAGATACCGAGACGTTGAAAAGCTGAAAGAGCAGCTTGGGTTTACGGAAGGTCAATAATGCCAAAGCTCTACGACAGACAAGGCAATCAATGGGTGGACATTCAAGACCACCTTGTTGAAGAGGCCTATAAAAGCGGTCGATACCTTTTTAGGAATGACGCCGAGGTAAACGTTCGATTGCCCGATGGTTCCTTTGGGACCGTGTCTGCCGATAAGTTTGATGACGTTCTGCTTGCAGGCGGCTCGTATGATTTGGCTGTCGATAGGCAGGAGAGAATTGATGAGCTTGAGTATGGGGGTGGGACAGCCCCCGTCGAGGCTCTTCTTCTCGCTGCCGGTCGAGGACTGTCTTTTGGCCTTACGGATGTTGCCGCAGAGAAGTTTGGTTTTTACTCCGAGGAAGACCTTCGAAAGCTCGAAGAGTACAACCCGGCAGTAAGCGCTGTTGGCGAAATTGGCGGCGTAGTGCTGCCTGCTTTTGCAACCGGCGGCACCTCGCTGGCCGCTCGTATCCTGCAAAAAACTGCCGCAGGAGGAGCGGCTAGGGCTGGGGTTGCCGCTGAAAAGCTAACTGCCTCTGCTCTGGCAAAGGCGGGCTTTGCCCAGACAGATGCCATTGCAGACAAGCTTGTCAGGGGCGGCGCCTCTCTTGGCGCAGCGGCAGGTGTAGAGGGCGTTCTCTTTGGCGCGGGCGAGACTCTCTCTGAAGAACTGCTAGGCAGAACAGACAGAACAGCAGAGCAGATAATGCTCGATATCGGCGGCATCGGCGTTCTGTCGGGTGGTATCGGTGCCGCACTTGGCGCTGGCCCTGCCGCACTCACTAAGGCGTTTCAAGCATTCCATGGCAATCGATTCTCGAAAGGTGTCGGAGAGAAGGTTGCTCAATTCTCTGATGACCTGACTGCGGCCATGACTAGCGGCGATAGGGCGACAATTGCCAAGTTCAGAGACCCTGAGTTTCTAGATAGATTCATTGGCTTTGATGAGGTCCGCAAAAAAACAGATAGCAATGTAAAGAAATACATCGAGGGGTTTTTGTCGGATTTGCAAAATGCGACTAGGATGGCTTCGGGCTCTACAAAGGCCGAAAGGATGCGAGGCTTGGTGAATGCCAAAGACCCCGTTGAGACCATTCAGTCGTCTATTAATTCCTTAGGTGCGATTAAGAAATCCTTGAGCGTAATGCTTAATGATCCAGTGGCATACAAGGCTGCCCAGGAAAAAGCAGGCCCCTTGATGGATGCTGTAGATCTTCAGCTTAAGAAAATGGGCGAAGCAATACAGTCCCATTTGAGAAAAACAAATCAAATCCCCAAGGGGGGTAGGATTGTATTTGAGGACGGCTCGTTTGTTCTTAAGACCGAGAAAGTAACTCCAGGGCTGAAGCCCGCAACAGAAGACGTGAACACCCCGCTAGGAGAAATTGCCCAAGCAAACATACCAACGCAATGGGGCAACCTGCCCGCCACCATCTTTAACCAACTCGATGAGTTCAAGAAAGTAGTTGGAGCGTACTCTTACCGGGTTAGGCCCGAAGGCAAGATAAGCTTCAATGCTTCCGCTGAAATGGACACGCTTTATCAAAGCCTGAGGAATGTCCTTGAAGATGAGAAGTTGTTTGGGGAAGCAGCTAAAGCTCAAGTAGCAGTAAACGCGCCCTTTCACAGGTTGCTTAAAAACGCCGGCAGGTTTCAAAAGCGATTCCTCATCAAAGACGGAGACGTGCTAAGGCCAAATCCTAGCAAGGTATCTACATTCATAAGAAGAGCAGATGAGTTTGACGAAAGAGCCTCTCTGGACAAAGAGGTCTTTGAAGACACCATTAAGTCTTTTCAAGACTTTATTGACGCAGCAAAAGGTTCTTATGGTGACGACTTTGCAGGGTTCGCGGCAAACACCGAAGAGATTAATAAGCAGCTGGCTAACTTTGGAGAGCTTCTCGCAGCACAGAAAGAACTCCGTCATCTATCTCAGGCCAACGATAGCTCCATGTCCTTGCTTGCTGGTGGCGCCGCTTACGCCATAGGTGGCATCCCAGGCGCTGTTGTGGCTGCCGCAGCCAACGACATCATCCGGCCAGGAAACGCCATTAGAAGGCGCATGGTAATCCACAACATGAAGTCTATGATGACCAAGCGCATAGACAAGAGCGTGTCTCGGGTGACCAATCGAATCGTCAAGAATCAGGCAGGCGGACCACAAAGAGCATCCAAGGTTCCCCCTATCTTGGCGCTTATTGGCGTCAAGTCTAGCGGCAATGAGAACGAAGATGTGGCGGCAGAAATACAGGCAATCTCCAGGATCTCTGAGCCGACCTCTTTGACTGCCCGTATCGAGAGAAACACCGTGGACATCGAGGACGCCCCGATGCTTAGGCAGGAGATAGCCAGCAACACAGTCAAGCAGGTTAACATGCTGCAAAGAGCAGCCGCCAAGGCGGGGATTGTCGAGACTGACCCGCTGACAGGGCAGACGAGAATAATCATGTCGGACTCTGGAAAGGCAGAATACCTGGAGACTAGAGACACCCTCGCAGACCCCATCGGCAAAGTAACCCAAGCCCTTGAGCAGGGCACGGCTAGTCGAAACATGGGCAGGGTTTTTGCGGAGGCGTATCCTATTCTCTTTCAGGAATATATGGACAAGCTCCTTGGCGAAATTAGGGACCAGACAGAGATTCAGGGAACAGCGCTATCGTTTGCAGACACCATGCAGATTAGCCGGTTCTCCGGAATGCCCTTAAGCCCAGCCCTTCAGCCTGGCTTTATCGGAGCCATGCAAAATGTCATGAAGGCAACAGAGCAAGCAAGAAGACCGCAGAGGCGAGTTGCTTCTTTGAAAGAGTCAGCTAACCGCGCTATACTACCAGTAGAACAGGCCATGACCTGAACCACTTGAGATGAAGATATGTCTCGGCGTTAGCCCTAGGAGGAACAGATGAGAACGCTAGTTCACAAAAGCACCCACGCATCCACGGCGGAAATCACCGCTCTTACGCTGGATGTGCAAGAGGCTTCTCAGTGCACCATTCGCTGTGTTGATGATCGCGGTGGGACTCTTCGAACCTACTATATCTTTGATGATGGCACAGCCGAGATTGACACGTCCGACACCGCCACGGCGGGTGATTTGTTGACGGTGGCTTTTGGCTACAAGGTTGGTCACATTGAGATTCGATTCGTCCCGGCGGACGGAACAAGCGGTGTTTTGCGCGTCGAAGCTACGACTGCAAAGTGAGGTGAGTTATGGGTAAAACAAAAACATATGGACTTGGCGGCGGCGTAGCTGGCATCTCAGAAATCGATGACAACCTTGACGGCTCGGTTTTGATTGAGTCTGCCGATGGCAAAGACTACATCGAGATTGACACCACTGACTCGGCTGAAAAATTAATCCTAGCGGGTGGTGGTGCTCAAGTCATTTCGGCGGGTGATGTCGAGTTAAAGAACTCAGCCCCCACCAACGATTTGAATGAAAGAAAAAGAACCATAGCCTGGGCGGGTGTCAACGGAAGCGATGCCGCCACAACCCTATCAGAGCTTTCGTGTCAGCATCCAACTTCGGCTGATGATTTCCATTCTGAGATTCTTTGGCAGGTCAACGCCAACGGCGGGGCCACGACGCTTGTTGATTTTATGCAGGCGCAAGGCAGTGATGGGTCATCTACACGTGAAACGATAACTCTTGGCTTTCTTGCAGGAGCAAGCGCTTCAGGTCTTGGCAATACCATTATGGGGTACAATGCTGGCGGTAACGCAGAAAGCAATATGACGGTTGTCGGCAGAAATGCGG